TAGCAACTCCAGGAACAGGCCGCGGGCCTGCCACGACAAATCGTCCGTATGCCGCCCGAGTTCTGCGGTGTGCACGACGGTGAACCGGTTCACGGCGTCCAAACCCAGGCGGCCCGCCATTCGGTCATCCAAATGTCGGTCTGTTGCCCCCAAAACGGGTCGTCGAAACGGCGCACACCGTCGAAACGGTCGACGTAAAACTCGCGGATCACACCGGCTTCGATGAGCAGATCGACAGGTGTGCCAAACAGGATTATCCCTGTGGACGTCTTGTAGACGCTGTCGGCGTCCAGGTCGCCGTCGGCGATCCGTTCGTCGACCCGGTCAGCGACCTGATACTCGGTGAGGTACAGGTAGCCGGTCGGCACCTCGCCGGGGCGGCCGATCAGGACGCCGGCCCCCACCGGCGAAGCCACCCCCAACACGGCGACGAACACGACCAGGGCTAGTAAGCGTTTGCACATCTGCATTGTCCTTCCGAGCCGCACAGCGGGCAGGTGCCTGTGCGCGGGTTGGCGAGGTGATCGCCGTAGTCGGTGAAATCAGGCGGGCAATCTTCACACAGCCGGCGTTTACGGGGCGGCCCGGTAATGCCGACGCCGTTGCAGGTCCGGCAGCGGCTCACGGGTTGCAACTCCAATGGTCGAACCCCTGAGGGGTGCGATAGGCGAGCCACGCTGAAACTGCCAGCTGGTCTAGCGGGTTCCAGATGTCGCCCGTGTTGTGGTAGCCCTCCCGTTTTGCACGTTTTGCGCGGGACGGCCAGTAGCCGTCGAGGTGTTGCAACAGCCCTTTCGCGTACATGCCGTTCGCTGCCTGGTTCGGGTTCGCCGCATCCCACCGGCCGTCCGATTCGCAGTCGATGATCGCCAAAACCCGGTCGACGTCGACAGTGTGGAAGTGGACCATGACCCAGGGCCTCCACGATTCGGTCGATTCGGGGTACAGGGCGTGGGATGTGGACGACGGGGCTGCGGCACCTCCCCCGAGCGCCGCAGCGCCGCCGTCCACGATTGAGGGTGCCGGCCGGTCGTTAGGGCCTGGCGAGTGAGCCGTAGTCGCCGGGGGCGTCCCGGCCGGCACCCGATTGGTGGTGACCCGCAGAGCGGTCACCGGTTCATGTCCCAGGGGCGTCGCATAGCAGGCGACGGCTAGGCCAGCCACGAACAGACCTGCTCCCAGTCGGACGGGCGCGCGACGTGGACCTCGACACCGGGGCACGCGTCCAGCTGGTCGATTACTTCGCGTTGGATCGGCGACAGGCGCCCCGTCTGCCGTTTCAGCTCCATGAACAGCACCCGGGGCGGTCGAATCAGGACCAGGTCGGGAAAACCGGCGTTGCTTCGCCGGCTGTCCGGGTTGTGGTACACGAACCAGCCGAACAGGTCGGCGGCTTCGATCACCTGGGCCTGCCATGACGCCTCCGTTACCAGACCTGAAACGTCGTCAGTCCGCTGTGTGCGTGTCATCAAGCACCTTCTGGATCAGGTCAGGGAGGACGTAATCGAGGCGGTCGTAGTCGACGCGTCGCATCATGGGTGGGATCTCGGTCGGGTGGCCGGCCTTGGCGAGCGCCGCTTTTAGTTTGCCGCGGGTGCCGGGGGCGAGCGCGTTCAGCGTTTCTTTCAGGGCGTCGGTGGATACCAGGTCCGGGTCGGCGGCCGGCGGCGTGCCGGCTAGGTGCAGTTTTGCGACAGCGGCCGGCGACGGCGGCCGGGGCGCCGCAGCGGTGACGTTCGTCTGGTCGGGTTCGTCGGTGTCGCCTTCGACAGACTTCGGGTCGGCGTAGCCCATCAGGCCGAGGACGCGGCCCAGGGACTGTGTCATCGCCCTGTCGGGGTCGCGGGTGTCTTTGGCACCCTGGGCGCCGGGAACCGGGGCGCGTAGCGCCCGTGTGCCGTACGCCTGGGCTAGCACCCGTCCCGTTTCGACTTCGATGACCTGGGTGCAGCCGACAACGCGGGCGACACCGCCGACGTCGTCCTCGGTAAACGACTGCATCAGGGCGTAGTCACACGGCGGGAAATCGGACCTAAACGCGGCGAGCTTCTCGGAAACCCGGGTGATGTCCATCAGGCGGGGATCGCTGACGCTTTGGACACGCCGTACGCGGTGAGCGTGTGAACCTGGCCGGTGTTGCCCGGTGTGGTCGCCGCTTCGACTATCGGCCCGGCCGGAAACTCGCGTTGAAAGTCCACCAGGCCGGCGTCGCGTAGTTCCAGCAGCCGGGTGCAAGCCTGGTTCGCCGAGATGGGAAGGCCGGCACCGTTGACGACGAGGCCGCGGGTCGACAGGTCGTACCCGGTGAGGCCCCGGTCAGGCCACACCGCCCGCAACGCCAAAAGGATCTGCGCTTTTTGCGTGCCGGACTTGACGGTCGTGGCTGCGCGGTGGCTGGTTAGCGGGTGGGCGTCGGAGACGAGGCCGCCGGTCTGGTCCCACAGGGAAGGCTCAGGGAACGCGACCGTCGTCGAATCGTCGAGCGTGCGTGCTTCCATTAGTGCCCCCCTAGTTGGTTCGGTTCGTCCACCAGTCGGCCTTGCGACCTTATGTCAACTTTAGGCAGCGTTTGTGCAGCCGTCGGGGATGGTTCCAAAACGGCGAAAAGACCCGCCGGGGAAAGCGGGTCTGTGCTGCGCGTTTGTCGACGGGTCATCCGTTGGACGGGTGGTTCGCTATGAACTCCTCGTAAGCGTCCACGCTGTTTAGGACGATGGTGATGCCGCCGGACGCCGGTTCCGGCCCCTTCCCGATAGTCATCGAGATGGTGCCGACCAGGGTGCCGACGGCGACCAGCAGGCCGGTCACAGCGGCGATCAGTTTCGTCATCTTTGACATCGGCTAGCACCTAGTCGTAGAGGTATTCGTGCGGCCAGCTTCGGGACTCCAACGCGGACCACATGCGGCGCACCATGTCGTACATGTCGTCGGTGCGGATGTAGAGATCCTCGGTGCGGCCCCAGGTGTCGTTGTGGGCGTTCCACAGGTCGTCGATGGCCCATTGTTCGATCCCGGCGCCGCCCGTGTCTATGCGAACCTGCAACTCGGTGACGCGGCGGGTCAGCTCGTCGATCTCCCAGTCGAGGCCGTTCTCCAGGTCCTCTAGTTTCCATTCGATGTCGACGCCTGCGTTCTGGCGGCCGATGATCTCCGCGACCTTCGTCTGGAGGTCGGAGATTTGCCAGCTGTAGTCGTCGCCGCCGCTCGCCATCTCAGCGCCGAACGCTTCAGCGACGCGCCGGTTCAGGTCGTCGACCTGCCATTGGAGGTCCGACAGCATCTGGCCGGCAGCCTCAAACTCGCCGACCCGCTCCGTCACCTCCATGCGGAACTCGTTCTGCTGGTTCCAGGTGGACTCGATGTCGGTGCGGAGGATGCGCGCCTCGGTGCGGATCGTGTCGATCTGCTCGGCCTGTGTTGAAATCTCGATCCAGACGTCGGCCTGGTCCTGGTACTGGTCGCGTAGCGAACCGATCTCGTCGAACAGCAGGTTGGTTCGCGTGTCCAGTTCGTTAGCCAGGCTGACCGCGCCGGCCAGCTCCTCCACGGCGTGCGTCATGCCGGCGATGGAGTCGCTGTTACCGGAAATCTGGTTGGAGATCCTGATGCCCTGGAACGTAATAAACCCGACCGCTATCAGAATCGACACCAGGGTGCCGAGGTTTAGTTGCGGCAGCTTCCACTGTTTCCACGATGTGGTGGAGGTTTCTTCGGTCACTTCACCAGCGACGGCGACTTGTCACCGACCAGGCGTTGCGCCGCAAAGCCCTTCAGGACGGCCAACGCCGCGGCAACGCCGGCCACCGCTGCGGCCTGCACCGTCGAAACGGACAGGTCGATGCCGGCCGTGTCGGCGAGCAGTAGCGCGGCGAACGACTGCACGAACGTCATCGCGCACCGTTCGATCAGGTCCAGGTAAGCCTTCATTCGTCGTCGCCTTTCGTCGTCGCGAGCTGCTGTTCCAGCTCGTCGAGCCGTTTCAGGATCATGGTCGTGCCGTTGAAAACCCAGGTCGCCAGACCCTCCAACTTTTCTTCCAGTTCAGGTGTCAACTCGTCCTCCGTTGTCGTGCCGTCCGGGAACGGTCCCGGTAGTGGTCCCTTGATCGTTGTCGCCTGGTGGTGCCACGGCTCCCCGGGGACGGTCGTGTGCAGGCCCGAGCCGCGTAGGTCGTCGTGGGCGTCGTCCCAGGACAGGGCGCCGTGATGGGTCAGGTCGACGGCGTACACGTAGCCGTCCTCCTGGGCCATGTGCCAGCTGCCGCGGAACGTGAACCCGCCCCGGGAGCCGATGATCCGGTCAGGGTTGGCGGCCAGGTTGAACCCGGCGTCGCCTCGCTTGTAACCGTCGTACAGGTACTGCTGTGCGTCCCGTGTGCGTCCTGCGGACTCTATGCGTAGGAAGCCTCGGAGGCGTTCTGAGCGCCTGTACGCCCGACTGAGGCGAAACGCGAGGAGGGGTTCTAGTAGTCGTACATTCTCGTCTCCGTCGTCGCGGAACTGCTCCAGGTATTCCAGGTCGTCCTGGTAGGCGTCATACGTCATTATCGGGCGGGGGTGGACTGCTGATACGGCCGTCGGGTAGCACCTCGGCGTCGGCGTACAGGGCCTGGCAGAACGTCAGCGCCTGCGCTTCGGTCTGCTCGGTGACGTCCCAGGTGCCGAGATCGGTCAGGCCACAGTTCTCGGTCAGGTAGCCGATGCGGTAGCCGGCGGCGTCGACGGCCCATGAGGCGTCGGCGTGGCCGCCACGGTCGGCGATGGTTTCCTCCGGGCCAGTCCCCCATGTGCCGTCCGATAGTTTCCATTTGATGTACGTCACGGGGCCAGCTCCTGGTGTCCGTTCTCTGGGTGTGGCTGGTGGGCGGCTATGGCTTCTTCCAGAATGCCGGCCTGGCGCATCGAGTCGAGCTGCGCCCATTGGACACCGCCGGCCATTAGCTGGAGGTTGGTCTGCCTGGTGAGGCGGGCGTGCCAGTATTCGGGCTGGGCGTGTTCGATTTCGTCGCGGGTGAACTTCTGCGACTCGTCGAACAGGTCGCCGAGGACCGCTAGTTCGCGTTCCGCTCCGCGCATCACGACCAGGGTTTGTTCCAGGCCGACCTGCTTTTCTTCGGCTTCGATTGCGTCGAGTTCATCACCGGTTTCCAGCAGGCGTCCGATCTCGACCTCCGCTTTGCGAACCCCTAGTCGCGCCATTCGCAGTTTGTAGCCCATGTCCTGTAGTTCCAGGCATAACTGGTAGAACCGCATCTCCGGGGTGTCGTGCTGACCTATAACGAAATGGATCAACTGGTAGCGACTGCGGGGCTGCTGGACCTCGGCGATGGCTTCGGAAATGTCCATTAGAGTGCCTCGGCGTTAGCAAACGAAGTAGGGAAACGACGGTTGCCGGATAGGCCGGTGCCCAGCGTCGTCCGACCGTCGTCGGAGAACGCGAACTTGTCGACCGTGGCGACAATCGCCCACGACCCATTGCTCCCTCCCGCCGAGTAGCCGGCGGTACCCGAGTTGGCAAAACCGACGAGGCCGTAGGTATCGGTCGACAGGCCCGTACCGAGTGTGGTTCGGCCGTCATCAGAGAAAGCGAACTTGTCGACCGTGTCGACGACCGCCCCATAGCCGGTGAGCCTTCCCCCGAGTGTGTAGCCGGCGGTACCCGAGTTGGCAAAACCCGCCACGCCCCTACTCGCAGCCGACAGGCCGGTCCCAAGCGTGGTTCGGCCGTCATCAGAGAAAGCGAACTTGTTGACCGTGGCGACTGAGGTGCTACTCCCACTGTCCCCGCCAGCCGTGTAACCGGCGGTACCCGAGTTGGCAAAACTCGCCAGGATGGAGACGGCGGTCGACAGGCCGGTACCCAACGTGCTTCGGCTGTCGTCGGAGAACGCGAACTTGTCGACCGTGGTGACCGTGTAGCCGCCGGCGACGTAGCCGGCGGTACCCGAGTTGGCAAAACCTGTCTGACCAGAGCGCGACGATGACAGGCCGGTGCCCAGCGTGCTTCGGACATCGCCGACGAATGCGAACTTGTTGACCGTGGCGATGGCGCCGCCCGCGTTGCCGCCAGCGACGTAGCCGGCGGTACCCGAGTTGGCAAAACCGCCAGCTCCTTCAAGGGAGTTTGACAGGCCGGTGCCCAGCGTCGTCCGGGAGTCGTCGGCAAAATCGAACTTGTCGACCGTGTCGTGCACCGATGACTCGCCGCCGGCGACGTAGCCGGCATAGCTGACAACGGTCCCGGAAACGAGGCTGTTCAGCCACGTCGAAACCATCGTCGCGGGCCTGGTGCGGGCGGCGAACCGGAGGCTCATTACTTGTCGATCTTGTTGACGTAGCCGTGGATCACGATCTCGTTAGCGGTCCCAGCGAACGCTTTCACCACTAGGCCGTTCTGGAGGAGCAGGCCGGGGACCAGGAGCATCAGACCCGATTCGGTCGGGACCGTCTGCTCGATGTTGCCGTTCGGTTCGGTTGCCTCGCCCCATTCCAGCGTGAGTTTTATGTCAGCCGAATGCGCGTTCACGGCGTACAACCAGATTTCGTCGATGTCGGTCGTCCCAGAAACGGCGGTGTGGATTGTCGTGCCGGCGGTCGACGTCGCGGCGACCAGGATGCCCTTCCCCTGCGTCGAGCCGGACAGAAGTTCTTTGGAATAGGTAGCCATAGGTGCTTCCCCCTAGAGGAACATTTCGAGGCCGACAATCAGGTTCATGTCGGCCGGGTCTGAACTAGCGGCGACGGTTTGCAGCGACCCGTCGGAAAACTCGAGGCCGCCCGAATCCAGGACGATGCGGTTGTTCGTCAGGTCCATGATCATCGGGAGGATCTCCCCGGTGTCCCCGGTCATGCCTTCCTTGATCTGGGCGATCATGTAATCCCGGATCAGCTCCTGCTCGGCAGCTGTGAGGACCGCGCCGGCTGCGAACGCACCAGGAACGCCGGAGAATGTCTGCTGGGCCATGTGATGCCTCCTACGGGGCCATCTTGTTCGTGTTCAGGATGCCGTCGATCGTGCTGTCCAGTATGAAATACTGCTGGTCCCCGGATCCGGAGCAATTCAAGCGCATTTCCCACCCCATCGGCGTTATGTCATGGGTGACACCCTCGATGCGGACGATGCGTTGCTGCGCGGTGTCGGCCCCCACCGGGGTGAACGACACCTGGATGCCGTCCCACATTCCGAGCTTGGCAACGGCTTCGGCCTGCGCCTCGGTCATCGACCTGGGCATACAGGTGAGCTGTGACACGCGTAGGGCCGGCGTCGAATACAGCAGCACGAAGTTTGTGGCCGCTGATAGGACGTCTGCGTCGTTCAGGTTCAACAGGTTGCGCCGCACGATGGTCCGGATGCCGTAGAGGGTCTGGTTTGCCGTGTCGTTGACGATCTGGTCGTTGCCGGTAGACCCGGCGTAAACGCCGCGGTTGAACAGGATCTCAGACCCGTACGTCGTTTTGAGGCCGGTCATGGGCGGCTGTGTCGAGTTGCCACCCGACCCGATGAACGTCAAACCGGTCGGCGTGGATGGCGCATACCGTTTTTTGTACGTCAGGACGTTGCCGCGCTTCGTCGCCGCGGCCGCTGCGCCGCCTGGGAGGCCGTGCCGGCAGTAGATGGCACCGTCCTCGGATTGGGCGAGGCGCGCCGTGTACGTCGCCGTCTGGAGGCCGGCGACCGTTTCGGCGGCCATCGTGATCGACGAAGTGTCGATGTCCCGGTCCACCGGTGACGATTCGTCCGGGTAGTTGACCTGGGCGTTGTCGAGAATGGCGGTGAACCTGGCCGAACCGACCTGCTCGACGAAATCAACGTCGTTTAGTTCCGTTTTCGCCAGGGTTGACAGCCCATCGGAACATTTGAGGGTCACCGTCGAATCGGTCGCGTCGGGGAACACGACGTCGATGTCGTCGATTTTGCCGCGAAACAGGGTTGTCGGCTGGCTCGCCGAGTTTAGGAACACGTTGACGCGGACCTCGGCGCCAATCCACTGGGAATCGCCGTATGTGCCGCCCCCCAGGGGCGAGTAGGCGTTGCTTTGATTGTTGAGGCTGATGACGCATGTGCCAGCTGTGAAAACGTCCTGCACCCTGGACCGGCCGACCTTGATTTTCGTAGCTCGCACATCAGCCGTGAGGGCGCGAAACGACCCGTCGAGGTACACATGAACGACAAACGTCGGCGAAGCCATCGGCTACTGCGCTGACTGCTGCCAATGCGGCGGCAACGGCCCGTTCGTGTCGACGAACGCGCCCAGGGCGTCGACAACCTCCTGGCCCGACACCGCCGTCGAGTTGATGTTGACGACCGTCGTCGACGCCGCCGGGGCCATGAAACGGTCCCAGGCGCTCGTCCCGACAACGTCCAGGAACCGTTGCAGCTCGGGGTCGATCTCAAAACCGCCGGGAACGCGGCCCTCGCCGACAACGTCGTCGATTACGTCCGGGACAACTTTCGTCACAGCATCGGGGAGCGCTACGTCCAGGGCCGGCTCCAAAAGCCCGGTCAGCGCCGGCAGCACAATGCCTGCGGCGTTCGCAGGCGCCGAGCCGCCCATCGTCCAGTCCTCGCCCCGGTCAAAATCCGGGTTGGTGGGGCCGAATTCGTTGTTGAGCATCGCTTCCAGGTTGATGCCGAAATCGGCGGCGACCCGGTCGAACAGGTTGTTGAGGGTTTGGCGAATCCTCGTCGCCTCGATGCCCTCGCCGACGCCGCCGAAGAACCGCTGCCAGAACCGCACGCCCGCGGTGGCGCCGTGACCATCGGCCATGTCCCGCAGGGCGTTTCCGGTGTTTGTCTTGAACTCGTCGACGAACTCTGTGCCCGCTGTGGCCGCCATCGTCGCGCCGACGATGGCGCCGGCATTTTCGACGCTCGGATCGTCGGCGAACTCGCGAATCGCCGGCAGGACGTCGTCGTTTAGTGTCGTCACAATCGCCGTCAGCGCCGGCAGGAACTGTTCGCCGATCCTCGTTTTGATGTCGTCGAGGGCACCCGCCAGGAGTTTCTGCTGGTTCGTTGCGCTATCCGACGTCCGCGCGAAATCCCCCATCTGGATTTCGGTTTGCTCCAGGATGACCTCGTATGCGGCGAGGGCTTTCGTCTGGGGCGTCAACGCCTCTTTCGTGTTCTTTATGATGCCCTTTTCCAGGGCTTTGTTCTTCAGGGTGACCGCGTCGAGGAGGACACCGAATCGGCGCAACGGTTCGTTTTCGCCTCGGAGGCCGGCCTGAATCGCCGTCAGCGTTTCCTCCACCGAAGCGTTGTTGAAGGAACTCATGTCGCCGGCTAGGCCGACGAGGGTGGTTGCCATCGCCGCGGAGTCCGCTTCGGCCATGCCCATCGCCGAGCCGAGCGCGCCGATGACACCGGTCGCTTCCAGGGCCTCGCGGCGGGTTACGCCGAACGCTTGCAGCGACCTGTCGGCGAACTGTTCAATCGCTTTCGCGTTCTCGCCGAAAACGACCCGGTTTTTGGACAGGGATTCTTCGACTTCGGCGGCGTTGTCCAGCATGGGCTTCAGGGCCATCGCCGCGCCGATTGCGACACCGCCCAGGGCCGTGAACCCGAGGCCGGCCATGCGGGTCGCCTTCATCATCTTGCCGGCCATCGTGTCGGCACCGCGCGAAGCGTTCTTGAACGACTTATTGAGCTTGTCGGCGCGACCGATCAGGTTGACGGTCAGTGTGCGGGTAGCCATTAGAGGTCCTTCAGCACCTTTTCCATCTCGACGTTGTATTGGCGGCGAATAAACTTCTGCATCGACTTGATGACCGGGAACACGACGTAGCCGCCTTTTTTGCGGGGTCCGAACTTGCGGCCCGTTTTGCGGCCCAGCCGGTCATGGGTCCGGTCGGTTCCGAACTCGACACCGCCCTGGACCTCCCACAGCTTCACCGACTTGTCGCCCCTGTAACGGGGGCCTCGGAAGTTTCGTGCCCCGCCGATCTTGATTTTCGGCGTGGTGCCCTGGACGGCTTTCACCGACGGGAGGAACTTTGCGTACTGGCGGGGGTGGTACGGGTCGAACAGGGCTGCGCCGCGGATCTGGATGACGACCCGCTCCGCGATGCGTTTGTTTGCCTGCCGGGCGGCCTTTTTTGTGTCCTTGTCGACGTAGCGGAGGCGTTTGGCGAACTCGGCGACCTCGTCGAGTTTCATCGTCACCCGGAAATCGCTGGAACCGGTCAGGGTGTCGAACTGGGTTGCCATTAGCGCCGCTGCCTCGCTTTCTCCTGTTCGTCAGCCTGGTACTCCAACACCCGATAAACGGCGTTTAGCACCTCCGGTGGGCACTCGATGAGCTGCATCGGGCCGATCCCTGTCCGAACCGCCAAAGCGGCCACCTGGACGGTCAGGGAGTCCCACCCAAAGGGCTTTCATCATCCTCGTCGCCGACAGCCTCTATGTCCTCCAGCTGGTCGAGCCACGCGTCGAACGGTTTGACGGCCGGCCCGGTGCCGGCCTGGGCTTCCTGCCAGGCGGCCCGGTGGGCCAACCACGCGAGGTGTTCAACCCGGATTTCGGCCATCGCAGCGCCGATCCCGAGGCCCCAGTGTCGCTCAAATGCGACTATGGCGGCCGGTCCGGCGACCAGGGTTCGCTCGGCGCCGTCGTGAGACACGCGAAGCGTGATCTTCATGCTGTTTTTCATGTTGCCCCTCTGTTTGGGTTATGACGTTGCGCGGGTGAGGGCGCCGGTCACGGGCCAGGTGACGCTCAGGGTGCTGAGCGTGCCGATTTCGGCTGACATGGGCGTGTAGTTGGTGACGACGACGGTGCCGGCATACGACGGGTTCGTGGCACTGACAGATGCGCCGGTCGCTTTGAACACGAACGCTGTGGTCGAGCCGACGAGGCCGTTCAGCGTCGCGTCGACCTCGGAGGCCGCGTAGTCCTGGTTGAAGGTGACGTTTAGGGTCGCGTCGCCGAGGCCGGCGATCCGCGTGCGGACTGCGTCGCCGAACGCGGTGGTTTCGACGTCGTCGTAGTTGATCTCCAACGACGCTGACGTCATGTGGTCTGAGAGGTCCACGCTGTTGATTGTCAAAACAGCCGCAGCGCCCCCGATTAGTTCAGCCATGTTATTAGCCCTCCTCTGGGCGCTTGCCGGCGGTCAGGTGACCCCCGTCGATTAGTTGCTGGGCCTGCTCGTCGTCCATGTCGGACGAGAAAGTCGACCCCGGTTCGTGCCCGTGGACCGCATGGTTCCCGACCACTGTGTATTCGTGCTTCTTTTTCGGCATTACGCGTAGACCTCCACTTGAAAATTCGCTCCGATGTAGTCGGTTTCGTTGGCGGTTAGTAGCCCGTAGTTCGTCATCTGCGACACCTGACAGGTGCTACAGGCGCCGCCCAGGGTGACGTCGCCCTCGATGAGCGCCCGCACCGACCCGGAGCCTGAGATCAGCCCATCGAGCAGCGCCTGGTTCGACGCGGTGTCGAACCGCTGCGCTATGACGGTCACCTGGAACGTCAACAGCTCCAGTCCGTTACCGAACGCCTGATGGTAGGTCGCTGTTTCCAGGTCGATAACGGCGCACGGCGGCGACACCGTGTCCGGCATCGTGGCCGCTACCTGAACGAACGTCGAGCTGGTCGCCAAGCGGGTTTTCAGCCCGGACCGGATCGCCGCGATGTCGGCCATTAGGCGATCCCAGGGCGCCGGTAATCCATCAGCAGGTGGGCGATGTCCGGATCGGACCGGGAGATCCGCACCGGGCCAAAATCCCCCACCCCGATTACCCCTAGTGGTGATGCCTTCCTGGAATACAAACGGGCTGAATACATCAACGTCGATTGTTTGACAGCGTCGGGGACGGACGGCCACCCCCAGTTAGCTGTGACTTCCAGCGATGCGAGGCCGTCGCCGTAAACCGGGAACAGGTAGTCGCCGACCGCCCGCAGGTTGAACACGGCGCGACCCTTGGCAAGATTGTTCAGAGGTTCGCTCTGAACGTCGGAACTAGCCCAGGTCGTGTCGAACGTCCCATCGCCTGAGGTGTCCGTTTTGACGACCAGACCGGTCAGGGTCGAAATGTCGTCGGTGACGGCCAGGTAAGGCTGCGCGCGGTACGTCCGCGCCGACGTCGACCCGGCGGCGGTGAACACCCGCCCACACAGGTCGTCGATGGCCTGCTCGGCGGCGTCGATAGCCAGGTTCAGGAAGTCGTCGTCGGTCGACCCGGTGATCCCCAGCGCCGATTTCAGCTCGGATAGGGCGACGTAGTTGCCCACCGGTTACTTCTTCGCTGCGGGCTTCTTGGCCGGGGCCTTCTTGGCCGGGGCCT